TTTATAACTTTTTTAAATACTGCAAAATTAGCCATTTTTAAATTAGCATATGTACCACCTGCAGTATTATTTCCTAGCCATGTAGCTGTAAAAGGTCCTGAAATTGTTGGGAGTGTAGTATTAGTTTGTTTAAGTGTTCCGTCAAGATATATTTTAATTTCATCAGCTGTTCCTGTATCCCATGTAGCTGTAATGTTATGCCATCTACCATCATTTTCAATAGCATCTGTAATAACTACAGATTTAGCAGTTCCACCACCTTTAAAATTAAATGTTACTTGATTGTTTGAACCGTGATAAAAAAAGTTGATATTATTATTACTATCTTTTTGTGTTTTACATATTACACCTGATGTAGCCATTTCACCTAATTTCACCCACGTTGTCATGGTTCCTGTATTTACACTAATATCAGCACTAGTATCACTAATGTTAATAGCTTCATCAGTTCCATTAAAATCAACAGAATAAATGTTGAATTTTTGTTTCTGACTTGGTATGCTTTTTGCTAATTTAAGTGCTAACATATTATTCTACGTATCCTATTGCAACACCACTTGTAATTGTCATAGCAGTAATATTCATAAATAGAGTTGTGCCTGCTGGCATTGTTGTTTGTAATGCACTTTCACCTGTTGCATTAGCAACGGTTATTGCTGATATTACTGATGTTACAGGAAAGTGGACTGCATAATAATCTTTACTAGTAACAGCACCTTCAAAAATATCTACTGTTCCTTTACCTAATTGTTCTGTTAATAATTGTTGTACGTTTTCTATTGCCATTTTTTATTTTTTTATTGTCCGTAATATATATAGTTAGTTCCTGTTGTTTCAGGGTATTGCTGATATTGTACTTGCTCTTGTCCTGCTTGTTCTGATACATACATTTTTCCTATACCAACTAAACCTTGTACAACACCATGTGTAGGTCCTACTGGTAATACATCTGTTTCTGTTACAGGAGCATTTCCTGCACTTATTGCTACTGCCCCTGTCCAACTTACTTCATATATCTCATATTTCCAATATCCTGCAGGAATTAAATTTAAAGCACCCGTATATACGTCAGGGGTTGCATTATAAGAAAATGTCATTTTCGTATATCTATCGTAAACTAAATGAATTGTAGAATAAGCATACTGCACTGATTTATCCATATCATTAATAAACTTCATTAGATAGCGTATTTTGTCTGAGCTTACTGAATTATCAATACGGTTATCTTCCGTGCTTAGATATGCGTTAAATGGTGATTGTGCAACTGCTTGTATCATAATATATAATAGAAAACAACTTAATATATTTGCTTATAAAAGAAAAAAGGGGCATAAAGCCCCTTAATTCAAAGATATGAAAACACTAATTAGTTGGTATCAATAGTTAAGTTAGTTATACCACCATCACCAAATGGTGCTACACCTGCTGCAGGGTCTTTTAACATTGGAAATGGTTCTGCCTCTAATCCATCAAAGGTCAGTGTGTATCCATTTCTATCCCCAAATGCAGCACCGCTATCAGCAGTTCCTGCATTCATAGACATTCCGTTTTTTGCTCCCATTACAACTATAACATCATTACCTGTTGCAGGTACTTGTGCGTTTAGTTGTGCAAATACTCTAACTTGAGTTTGTCCTAATAATTTAATTTCATTTTGGTCTTCTTTTGTCAATCTGTTTAAGACCATGTTGACTGTTGGTGTATAAAATAATGTACCGTTTTCAGTTGAGCCTGTAATACTTTCATTTACAGTCGTTGAACCTCTAGGCACAGCGTATCTGTAAATTGTACTATTTTGGAAATTTATTGCACTTATTTCGTGAACACCTGCTGCCGCATTATATGTAATGTCCGTGTCTGCAATATCATCATAAACTGAAAAATACAAGTACTTCACACCCCCAGACACTCGATTACAGTCGAGTCCTCTTCCTTTAGTTAATGCTGTACATGCCATGTTTTTTGTTTTAAAAGTTAAAAACAGGGGGTATATTTCACCCCCCTATTTTGTAATATTATGATTGTCTTACGATGTCTGCTCCAACTCCTGTTTGAACACCACCTGAATATCTAGCTACAAGTCTCATGTTGTCTGAACCATCTAATTGCGCCATGTCCATCAATGTAATTCTAGTTTGGTCGCTTAATAAGTCTGTTCCAAAATACATGTTTGATTTTTGTGCTGCAACTAATTGATTGTCAACCATTCCTGGGCAAACTGCAATTTTATAGCCTTCAAATACAGGCTCATAATCACCATTCATGTTGTAAGCATTTACATATCCTAAAGTCGATACTGCACTTATATAGAATGCATATGTTTTAGGGTTCATATATATGTGTAAATCCTCTTTGTTTAATATAGCAGTTGTGCTAGTAGCCATATCACTTGTTAATTGTTGTAGATTTGCAATAATGTTTGCAGCAGTATAAGCACCTGAAGCTGCAGATTGGATAACTGTTGCATCAACACCTGGTAATAAGTACCCAACTGCTGTACCTAAGAATCCAGTAAACTGACCATTGGTACCTGTTACACCTGACCATATAGATGTTTCAGTTGCTTCTGCTATAATCTCACCCATGTATGAAATTACATAATCATCAAATGATGGTGGTGGTGGAGCACCTGCACCTGCTCTCATTTGTAATGCTTCCCAACTTGACAGTAGGTTTTTCTTACATAAATCTAAATTGATTTGTAAATTTTTTGGTTCTAAAGTTTTCTCTGTAAGTGCTAAAGTTCCGTGGTCAGTAAAATCACATGTAGCATCTCTAACTACTGTGCTTCCTGCCATTCTTTGAATATTAGATTTGTACTTGATGTTTTCTATCATAGTAAGATAATCTAATGATTTTGCTTCCTTAAGTGCTGCACTGATGTAGAATCCAGCCGCCTTACCTGCAAAATTACTTGTTACGTTAAATGCCATTGTTTTGTTTTTTTAGTTAATATTATTATTTATTTAAATTGTATAAAAATCTTTGTTTGCTTGATAATTTATTATATTCTTTTTTAGACAAAGACTTTACATTAGAACTGAATTTTTTAGTATTAATAGGACTTTCAGCAGGTTGTTTGTTTAATTCTTCTTTTAATTTTTCATTTTCTGCTTTTAATTCCTCAACACTAAATTCTATTGTTTCAGTTGTTTTTGTTGTTTTTGTTCTTGGGTTTTTACCAGGTACAGACATTTCCTCCTCTTTAGTTTCTTCATCTTCTGCATCTGTTCCACCTATTTCAGATTTTAAATCTGCTACTGCATCTTCAAGGTTTTTAATCCTTTTTTCCATACCTTCCCAATCCCCAACATCTGCTTCCTCATCATAATCTTCTTTATCATCTTCACCCATTTCTTTTTTGTCCTCTTTTTCTGCTTCCTCTTTAGGTGTTTCCTCTTCTTCCGTTTCTGACTCTATAACTTCAGCAACAATACCTTCTTCTTCAACTCTAAAACTAACACCAGTATCTAGCTTATATGTTCCTGCTGGCAAAGGAATAGTTGTACCATCTTCTGTTAATACACTAATATCTACACCTGCTTCTAATTCTTCTGCTGTAGATACAATAATAGTTCCGTCCTCTGTTTTAGCTTGGAACTCTAATTTAATTTCTTCGCTTTTATTTAAGCCAAGTGCTACTAATATTTGTTCTTTGATGTCCATAGTTTTTGTTTTTTATAATATATAATAGTTTTTTAGTTTATTTATTTGATTTTGATTTTTAAATGTTCGCTTGTTGATTAAATCCACCTATATTTGAATTTACTGTTTTAAAGGCTTTTAACAATGCTTGTAGTCTTTTTTCCATCATTTTTGTGCTTACCTTAACACCCAATTCATCTCCTGCCTTTTTTAATCTAACAATCTTATCATCAAGTTTATTTCCTAACTTATCAGCTTTAGTAAGTAATTTATTTATAGCTTTCAGTCCTTTTCTGTTTTCTGTTATTTGGTCTTTAAAAATTTTGTTATAATCTTTTTCAGCCTGTCTTGCAGCTTTGTAACTTTTTTTAAAATTCGCCAATCGTTCTTCCCTTGTTTCTACTTCCCTTCTTAATTTAAGCTCATCATCAGCTAATTTTTTGCTTTTTGGTCTAACTTCATTTTTCATGGTATTAGATATCTTTATTTGCTTTTGATTTAAAGCCATCAAATCACTCGCTATTGTTTCTGCTTGTTTTGATAAGTCATCTGCATCATCAAAAAGACCTAAATTTACTTTTTTAGCACCGTGCTCTCTTATTATTTTATTTAAGGCAGTTAATATTTCTGCGTCTGTTGGTTGTTTTTCACTCATTTTTTGCATTTTATCAATAAAATATCCTTCTATACTTAATCCCTTTAATTCACCACTTTTAATTTTATCCCAAAGTTCATCATTTTCAATTTTCATTTTTACCATCCATGTTCCTTTAGGTAGATTAAAGCCATATAATGTTGATTTATCTTTTTTAGGGTCTTCAATTATCCATGACTCAATCGTTAATACACCTGCTACTCTATCTTGATGTTCGTATGTTGCCTTATGGTGATTATTGTGTTTTAGATATAATTCAGATGCTTTTTGTACTGTTGCAGGACTAAAATATACATAGTATTCCTGGTCTTTATTTGCATCATATCTAAAAATTTGTTTATTTGGTATTAATGCAGGACTAACCAACATTCTTTTTTCTTCATCTACTTTAGCAAATGTTAGGTTATTTTTTTCCTTTCCAAAAAAAACAAAATCAGTTTCGATAGCTGGGGCAGATACTAAACTAATAGCATCTATTGCTAATGCTTCACTATCGTTTTCGATTATTAATTCTACTATTTTTGTATTCTTCATAATATTTTTTTTATTTAATAAACAAGACTTTCAGCATTTATTAAATCGTTTGCCATTTTTTTATATTCGTTAACTTTACTACTTATATTAACCCCTAAATCCTTAGCTAACTTTTCAAACGTAGTTATTTCTTGCTTCATTTTATTACCTAATAATCTTGCTTCATTTTCCTTGTCTCTAGCCTTAGCACTTGCTTTTTCAGAATCGCTTTCTAATTTATTTATTTCCTTATTAATATCGTTATATGCCTTTTCCTCTTTTTTGTATGTATCGTCCCATTCCTTAAAAAGTCTTTCTGCTCTATCCATTTCAGTTTTTAACTTATTCAAATCATTTTGTGCATTTTGACTTCTTTGACCTGCACTTTCCATACCTGCAGCGACACTCCTTCTATCTTCCAATCTATTCTGCCATTTGTCATATGCATCTTCATCTGTTTGTGCTATTTTTTCAAAATCTTTGAGAACGTCTTTTCCTTGATTGTTTAATTTTTCTAAATCATCTGCTATACCTAAATTTATTTTTTTTGCATCAGATAAATTTAACTCCTGTGCGTTATGATATTCGTTATATGCTTTTTTATAGTCATCATAACTTTTATAATTTATTGGGCTTGGTATTTTTTTCATTTTTTTATATTTTGAATTAGCTTTTTCACACGCTTCTTTTGTTGGGTATTCACATTCTCCTGTGTTTCCCCATTTGTATTTTTCGTCTTTACATTTCTTACACGGCATAATATATAATAGTTTTAGTTAATTTTTATTTGATTTTATAATGTTGATTCCCTTCTAATTTCGCTTAATTGGTCTTGACTGTCAGTCATCTCATCTGTAACTACAAATGCTTTAACTGGTTCAGGTTCTACCCCACCACTTAGTTCAAACTTTCCAGTCATCATTTCAGGAGCAGGAGTTTTTGGTTCAGGTGTTGTGGTTGCAGATTCTCCACCACCTCCACCACCTCCACCACCGACATCTTGTTTCATTATCTTACGAATATTGGCCATACCTGCTGCTACTGCTACACCTGCTGCTACTGCCCCTAATGCAGGACCTACAACTGGTATTACTGCCATTGCTTGATACGCTGATATTGCTGATTTAAAAACGTCAATTGTAGCCATAGCTAACTGTAATTTCTTTTGCTTTTTAGCATTTTCTTTTCGTTTTTTGTCAAACTTATCTTCTACTGCTTGTAAATCATCACCATTTTTTTCTGCTAGAGCAAGTTCAGTTTCATAATCTTCTTCAATTTCTTCTGCTTGTTCGTCTAATGACTGTTGTAAATTATCAGCAATAGCACCTAACATTGCAAATGCAATCTCTTTTTTAGCATCAGCTATTTCTTGTGCTTTGGCTAATTCTTCCTCATCATATCTATCGTTTATTTCACCTTGCTTGATTCTAAACTCCTCATCAACTGCTGTTGTATCTTCACCTGCTTTTCTGGCTAATTCTAATTTTCGTTGATACTCTTGTTCTAATTCTTCTAATTCTAACTCCCTGTTTGTTTTACCAACTAATGCTAATTCATTTTGAGCATCTAATAATTCTTTATCTAGTGCAACCTGATTTGTTTTTTGTTCAGACAACTGACCTGTGATAGTTTCTTCCAATTCTAGCATCTGATTTTTAGCTTCTTGTAATGCTATAAAATTTTCTTGACTAGCATTTACATCATATTGTGCTTGTGCTGCATCAATTTGTGTTTGTACTTGTTGCCTTTGTAAATCTTGTTGTTCTTTTAATATCCTGTCTAACTCTTCATTTGCTTTTATTCTCTCTGCAAATGTTTTAGTTTCATCATCTCTAATTTGTCTTTGCACTTCTGCATCTTTTAAATATTCTGCATTTAATGCTTGAAATTTTACTGCTGCAACTTCTGCTGCTTTCTCTGTATTTACAATTGATGTTGCTTGGTCAATTGTGCTTGCTGTATATTCTTTTATACCTTCGACTGTTTTTTTAACCGTTTCTTTAACCTTTTCAAAACTACCATCGACACCTGTAATAACATCTGCAGCTTCTCTTCCTGCTTCTTTTATAGTATCAAACGCTTCACTAAAGTTTCCTGTAATTAATTCACCAAATGCTTTTCCTGCTAAACCTAAAACTTCTACAAATTCATTAAATCTATCAATTAATCCTTCTTTGATAGCATCTCGCATTTCAATAATTCTCTCTTTTGGATTCTCAAATAAATCTTTAAAAAATCCTGTTATTGCACCAATGTTATTTTCAATAAATTTAAATAAATCATTAAAGGCTATTGATACTGCTTGTGTAGCAATATTAAAACCATCCATGACTTTTTGATTCTTACCAGCAACTTCCTGAAACATTTCTTA